GCGCGGAGGGCCGGGTTCTCAATCCCCTTGATCCCTTCGGCAATCTGCTTGAACGCCTCATCCGGCGATTGGCTGGCCAGTTGCTTGGCGTCCAGTCCGATTGCCTTGAGCGCGTCCGCAGTTGGGCCACCCTTGGCCGCAGCGTTGCCCAGATTCTTGGTCATCTTCTCAAGTGAAGCATCGAACTCTTCCGCGCCGACGCCGCTGAGATTGGCGGCGTGCCGCAAGCCCACCAGCGATTCGGTCGTGATCCCGAGTCGATCCGATACCTTGGCCGTGGCGTCGATGGATTCCATCGCGCTAGACACCAGCGACTGGAATCCAGCCGCGATAGCGCCAGCGCCCAGCGCAGCACCCAGGCCGGCGACGGCAGCGCCGACGCCGCTAAAGCTGGGCAGCATTCCGGCCAGAGTCGAGCGCGCGGCTTTTGCGCCGGCGCTGAACTTGGCGGTGTTCATACCCAGATTGACGTTAAGACTGCCGATGGTGGCCATGCGCGATTAACCGAAAGATGGAGAGCATTTGCTCGCCGGTCTGGCGAGCGCGCCGAATGGGCGGATTGGCGGGCATGAAGTCTTGCGGCTTGAATCTGCCGCCGCCCTTCTTGCCGCCTGCGGCGTTGCCGGTCATGGCGCACAGATACGAAGTCTGCTGCCACTCGTCGCCGAACGGCTCGAAACGGTAATACGCCTGCCATTCGGCAAGCTCAGCCGCTGAGATACCGTCAAGCAGTTGCTCAACGGTCATTCCAAGATGGCCAGCCAAGAGGAAGTAGAATCGTCGCTCTGGCCGGCGAATCAGTTTTTTGTCAGTTCCTCAACGTCTTCATTGCGCAGGCGGTTGAGCCGCACGGCGATATTGAAGATCGCAGACAACGGACCAGCCGCCTTGTCGCCGAGCCAGGTGGCGTCATCGTCGGTGAACAGCCGCTGGCCGTCTTTGTCCTGGACGGTGCGAACGGCGAGTGTCGCCCGCAGGTTGACAAGGTTGGCGTGCTCGTCTGGTCCCTTGCGGCGCAGCAATTCCGACTCATACGAGTCGCGGTCTTTGCCGCTCATCGTTCCGACCCACACGCCATGCGTGCCAGGATCGAACACTTCGCCAGCCGGGCACCATTCGGGAATGGGCAGGAACTCGCGGGGCCGGTCATTGGCCGATTTGATTTGGTCTTTGGTCAGCATCTTATGGGGTGATCGTCACCGCTCCACTGATCTTGATAGTGATGCTCGCCGTCACGACGCCATCGACCGCGACTTCATCCCAGGCGAAGCCGGTGACGAAGCCTTCAAAGCCCACTTCGGCGTTGCCAGCGTCATTGAAGACAACCTTCCACGCCTCAAGCGTGCCAGCCGAAAACGACGTGAAGAGTTGCTGATGAGTGCTGCCCGTGGGGTCATACTCAATCGTGCATTGAACTTCACCGGCATCGGGAATATTGGCGAGAAACTCACGCCACGCGCTGAGCAGGTGAGTCGTCTCCGTGCTCCCCATTTCCATCGAGGGCGGCGTGAGCGAAACGACGTTGGCGATGTCGGTGAAAACCGAACTGATCGAGAGCTTGAGACGGGTGCCCTTGCCCGGTGTGTAGGCCATGCCTGAGTCCTTAGAGGCGCACGGCGAGAGGGCCGGCGCGGAGAAAGAGGGCGCTAGAGAGCGCTAGAAAGTCGGAACGCTTTCGTCGTACCGAATGCGGTAGCGAAGCGTGATGATGTAAACGCCGTCGTCACTGTCGTCTTGCAACGACTCAAACGAATCGGCTTCGTCATCGAGGATGGTGGAACGAATCTCGGTCGTGCCCAGCGTGCCGCTAAAGCCTTGCATCTTTTGCCGCACGGCTTCGGCAAGCTCGTCTGCCTCTTGGTATGAGAGGGCCAGACAGTTCAACTCAAATGTCGGGATGGCCGAGCCAGTCGCCGCTTTCAAGTTGTGATCGTGGCCGCCCGTCACGCGGGAATACGTGATGGCAGGAAGCTCAGCGCCTTGCGGCAAGACGATGGGAAAGACTCGGCTACAAACGGTGGTCAGATAGGTGCGAAGATCGGAACGGATCATAGGTGAAAGATTCCATGCCGGATGACGCCGATAATCACGTCAACGGCTTCGCCCTTGGTCTGTTCAAACGCGGGCGCTAGAAACGGATGAGCGGGAACTTCCGTGCGGCTGGCGAGCTTGCGCGAGCCGGCTTTGTGGCCGAACTCCACGAAGGCGGCGTAGAACGTCTCGCCCTGAAAGAAGCCGTCCTTGGTCTGGACGGAAACACGAATGGTGCCCTTGCGGCGTTTGCCCGCGCGGACCTTGAGCGATTTGGAAAGCAGCTTGGACTTCTTGGGGACCAGTTGCTTCGCCTTGGTCAGCACGACTTTCGCGCCGGCGCGAACCGCCTTCTTGCTGATCTTGTTGGCAACCTTGGCGTCCAGCGAGCGCAGCTTCTTCTCCAATTCGGCTGCGCCTTCCAAGCGAATCGCGCCACCGATTCCGCCACCGGCTTTCATAGGGCTTCCTTGCAGAGAAGCTCAAGCTCGATGCCCCGCTCTTCGCGGTTGAGTACTGAGCCGAGATGGAAGACGCGGGAGCCAAACAGCAGCCGCATCGTCGGCACGATGCCGGCGACATAACGCAGGCGCACCTTGTGGGTCACGTCTGCCTTGGTTTGCTGAGCCGCGAAGAACTCGCGGGCCGTGAGCGGCTCGATGGAAGCGTTGACAGTTTGAACGTCGCGCCAAGTGGTGACGGTCTGGCCGTACTCGTCTTGTGTTTCAACCGGCTCTTGGATGGTGACGACGTGTCGCAGGGAACCCGCTTTCATGCGTAGCTCCCCCACTTCTCACAAGCCAACAGCGACTCAACAGCCAGCGGCAAGACGCCGCTGATCGTGCCCATCACGACGGCTTCACGATTCTCAAACCAGTGCCCGGTCAACAGCTTGACCGCTTGGCGGGTCGATTCCGGTACATCGCTCGGCAAGTCGCCGTAACCCGCGACGAAGGTGACGTTCACGCTGTTGGGCTGGCAGCGGGCCGTTGGCCAGAGCGTGCCGTAAGCGGGAACGATCCTGCCCGGTTCGCGGTACGCATCGACGATGTACAGCGACGGGCTAAGCGTCTGCGTGTCGCCAGCGCCATCGACATAATTGATCGACGTGACCGATTGCAGCGGCGGCAGCGGCAAGACCAGTTCGCAAGGGAACTGAGCGAGGCTCAGCCGCCAGGTCGCGGTGATGAGTTGCCGGCGCTGGACCGTCTCCGCATATTGCCGGGCGGCTCGAATCAAGCCCTCGATGAGGGAATCTTCGTAGTCCAACGTGACGCGAGAGTGCAGCTTTTGCTGCGCCAGCGTGACGGGTTCCGCCGTGGGCGGGGTCACTAGCGAGAGAGTCATTTAGAACGCCGACGCTTGCGCGTGGCGGTTTCAACGGGCGTAGAAAGAGAGGCCGTTTCTTCCGGCCACTGGTCGAGAGGATCGGCGAAGCCGCCCGCCACAAGCTCACGAGCTTGGGCGAGCGGCACGTCGATGGGGCCGGGCAGACGAATCCCGTCTGGCCCGGCCATAGTTGATTTCAGGCAGACACGCATTAGTTAATCTGCGTGCTCTTCGGGCCGGTTCGCAGGCCGCTTTGCAGCCAGACACCAGCCAGGAAGATGTTGCCAGAGTTGGCAGCCGGCGTGATGGTCACGCGGATGTACCGCTTGCTGCCGATGTAGCCGATCTTGCCAGTCTTGTCGTCACTGCCAAAGAGCGGAGCGCCACCGGCTTCGGTGCCAAGCAAGTCAGCATCGGCCACGGCGTTAGAGCCGCTCAGGTTTGCGGCGTCCGACTCTTCCATGAGAAGAGTGAACGTCACGTCGGCGTCGGCAATCGAGCCGGCCAGCCAAATGAACTCGTTCGCGGCAGCGTTGGCCGTATCGAGAATCTGGCTGACATACGCGGTGTTGTCAGTGGTCGCGGCCACGGGCGAAAGCCCACGGCCGACCAGAATGCTGTTGTGCAAATCTTTCAAGAGTTGTCTCCGATGTTGAGCCTAGAAAGCAGCGAAAGAGCGCTGCCCGGCTGGTGATGGGTTAGGCGAGCTTGACGCGGACGAAGGCTTCCTCAAGGACGGGCATACCGTCAGTCTCAAGGCGACCAATGAAGCCGACCTGATTGGTGGCTGCGTACAACTCGTTGAGGCGCTGGATGCCAAGCGTCATCGCATCGGCAATCCAATACTTAGAGAAGTCGCCAAGGATGCCGACATAGAGGCCGGTCGTGAACGTGTTGGGCACGTACTCGCTCATAATCACGGGCACGTCAAGCAGCGTGTCAGGCTGACCAGATTGCAGGCCAGCCTGCCAAACGTACTGACCATCGGTGAGCGTCTTGAGCTTGCGAATCTGCTTGATCGCATCCCGGTGGAACATCCAGCGCAGGTTCGGCGACTTGTGGTATGCACCCTTGAGGGCGTACTTGGCGTTGATAAGACCGTCCGCCGTAATGGCAGTGCTGGTGTTATCCGTGCTCACATCGCGCCCGGTGCTGATTCCATTCGCGCTGGCGGTGAACACGCCGAGCGGCTGATTCGCACCGTTGCCAGTGAGAAACGCCTTCTCTTCGGTCACGCCGAACTTGTAGGTGAGCCGGTCCCGAACGATTTGTTCGGCGCTCATCACGGCCATGCGAAGCAGCTTGTTGCTGATCTTCTCCAGCTTGGCCAGCGGCTTAGGGTGAAGCTCACGCTTGCCGAAGCTCAGCGTGGTGTCTTCACTGCCGGTGAGCAGTTCGCTCGTCCAATCAGCGTCAGCCGGGTCCGCATCGAGGGTGGGCACGCCCAAGCTCTGGGCACTGTTCACCGTGTACTTGGTAGCCAGCGCCCGGATCGCAACGGTGTTGTCGAGCGCCTTGATGATGTCCGACACCATTTGCTGCGGCGCGAGCAGGTAGCCGCCGCTGGCATCATTGTCAGCTTGCAGCGCTCGCATCTCGCCGGTGCGCAGATAGAGGTCATAGGCGGCGCGGTATTCCTCAGTCGCCAGCGGGTTGGTTCGGGTTTCACCCGCCTTGCGGCCCGGTTGCTCCGCCTCGGTCTTCCGACCAAGGCTTTCGCTGACGGACTTCTCAGCCGCTTCAAGCCGCTCAAGCTCAAGGAAGCGAGCTTCCAGCTTGTCGGCGTCTCCCATGATGGTTTCAAACTGGCCGCGCTCTTCGGCAGTGGGTTCCCGCTTGGCGGTCTCCGCAGTGCTGTAGATGGCACGGGCATCGGCAATCAACTTTGCGCGCTGGGCGCGCAGTTCCTTCGAGGTCATTGGTACTTTCCAGGTGGCGGCAAGAAGGCCCGACCGTGGGCAGAAGCCGCAAAGAGTTGGCAGGCTGGCGACCGCGACGGCGGCGCACGACACCTGATACGCGCCCGCGACGGCGGGCCACGTTCGGTCAGTTACGTTCGGCGAGCATCAATCGCATCGCCCAACGGGTGTATTCGGGATCAAAGTTCGATTCGGCGAACGAGCGAACGGCAACGTCGGTTGCGAGGTAGGCCGGCTGCGCTACCGGGGCCACGTCGATGAGCGTGACGGATCGGATTTCGCGGACAAGGCTTTCACCTTCCCGCTTCCAAGAGTCGCCGCCATTCTTGACCTTGAAAGCGAAGCTGCTGTAGGGAATGTCGCCGCGCTTGATGAGCGTGACGACATCCTTGCCGAGCGTGGTATCGGGCGGGTCGATGGCGTAGCGCAGGCCCCGGTGATCTTCCGTAAGGCGGAGCGTGCCGTTCTTAGTCCGGCCAAGAAGTTGCGTGTGCTCAAAACGAGCGAGCACGTCAGAGCCATCGGTGAGCGATTCGGCGAAAGCGCCGGGGCGGATGACTTCACGAAACGTGCGCCCTTCGGCGAGCGGCAATTCTTGCGAGAGTGAATTGAAGACGGCGGCATAGCCGGCGATGATGGGCGGCTTGCCTTCACGATCTTCAACGAGCATTTCGGCGGGGGTGTAGCGGCGTTCTTCCATTGGTTACTTATGCCATCCGGCAACGGTGGCTTCGATGTTGGGACTGGCCAGCACAGCAGAGCGATGGTCTGCGATATGCTGCCGAATGAAGGTGTCAGCGTCAGTGCTCTGGAAACTGCGGAGCTTGAAGACTGGCTCAAGCGTTTCCTTCAAGACCGGCTCGTAGTCGCGGTAGAACTCTTCCACCGCTTGCTTCACGTCGGGCTTCTTAGCTGCCCGTCGCATGGCGTTCGCTTCATTGCGATTGAGCCGATCCAAGGTCGCTGCCAACAGGGACCGTTCGGCGTCGTCCGCTTGCGGCTCTGTTGGTGCTGGTGCCGGGGCCGGCGCAGGTGGCGCGCCCACGGGCTGCATGTTCAGCGGCTGCAAGTAGGCGTCACCGCCTTCCACAGGCGGCAAGTTCTCAGCCCGGCGAATGTCGTTGATCGACAACCAGCCGCCAGAACGCCCGACGTTGTAGGCGGCGTACCGCCCGGCCAGGTCTGTCCGCACCAAGTCTTGGGTGACGTGCTCAACGTACAGGTTGTCAGTGATGAGCGACCGCTTGATGGCCACTTCCCACTTGCTCAGCCAATAGCGCAGGCCCGTGAGGAACTCGATGCCTTGATGTTCGATGTTGTTGTTGGTGGATCGCTCAAGATCGTAGAGCAAGTGCGGTGGCACGCCGAACCAGCGGGCAATCTCCGTGACCTGGAACTTGCGGGTCTGGAGAAACTGCGCTTCCTCAAGCGGCATCCCGAGCTTGTTGAACTTCATGCCGTCTTCCAGAACGGCAACCTTGTGGGACTTGCCCACGCCTTGGTGATAGTCGGAGAAGTCGGACTTGAACCGCTTGGTCGCTTCCTCAGTCCAGGCAATGCCGGGTGGGCGCTCGATGACGCCGCCGAGATGAGTGCCATTGGAGAAGAACCGCTCGCCGAAGGCTTCGGCTTCCATGCCCAACGCGATGGATCGTTCGGCCATCCTGATCGGCGAGTAGCCTTTCAGTCCATCGAAACCCAGACCGCGCAGGTGAAAGACATTTTCCGGTGTCAGCGTCCGCTCAGTCGATTGGCGAACTTTATAGACGA